TTCCTTCTAAACTATACTGATATACCATTTTTATATTAACTGGAGAATGTGTCTCATAATATTTCTTTTTAGAGATACTTATTCTATGTTTATATTCTTTATCTCTAATGATATTCTCAGGGTCTAAAATATGATTTATATAAGGTTTAATACTATTTATATAGTATTTTTCTCTACTAATTCTATTTTCCTCAAGACAAGTTTCTATAACTTCAAAATAAATATTATCAATGCCATACTTGTTATACAAATTTTGCATAGTATGATTGTGATGTTTATTTTGTTTTAAAGTAATTAGATGTTGTCTTAATCTATGCTGAATATTTTTTGAACTTCCTATATATTCTTTATCGTGGATCTTTATTTTATAAATTCCACAAACTTTTTTATAAACTTTAATCTTTTGTAATGTTAGTTTTTCCATATTTTTAAATTTATATCAAAGATACTAAATTTATTCAGGGAAACAAAACTTTACAATATATTTTTTAATCCGCACGATTAAAGTCATCAAGAATTAAAATTGTACCATTTTCATTTTGAGAAGTAGGAACCCATGCAGGAAGGGCGTATCCCATTCGAGATATATTATCTTTAATTCTGTAACCCTCTGCAATATAAGAATCCAGTACATCTGCAGATACCCAGAGACATTCCTCATCCTTAATCACTATTTCATTTTCTACAACAGGCATTCCATCATCATCAAGTCTAGGACGCTCTGTACAAACATAATACTCTTTAATTGGAAAACCAATAAGATCACCTAATTCCTCTAACTGAGAAAGATTAAGTTTAATACAGTCCATTCCTCTTTCTTGAGCTAACTGAATGATAGCAGAAGTTTTACCTAAACCAGATTCACCTACTACTTCAATTGCAGTAGTCTTTTTATGCTCATTATATAATCGTTTATTATTATCAATAATATAACTAGCTAACGTTTTTAATTCTTCAATATTAATTGTATTTATATTTTTCTTCATATTTTATGGTATAAAAATAGTATGTCCTGGATATTTTTGGGTTTTATACCCATTACTTGTAATAACCCACATCATTTGCCGCATAGGTTTGAATGTGTCTAATGGAACATAACCATCAGTAAAAAATACTAAGGTAGTATATTTATTTAGATTAGCATTATAATAATCTACTACAGGTTTAAAATCTGTACCTCCTCTACCTGTAATTTTTCCATCAAACTTTCCTTTATATTCATATATTTTATGAATATCAGCATCACATTCTACAATAGTTACCATGGACCCAGTTTTATATATGTGATAGATTTCACTAAAGAAATCTTGTAATTCTGAATCACTTACAGATCCAGATGTATCAATTCCAACAAGGATGTGTTGTTTATGCTTTACTTTAATTCCTGCACTTCCAACAAATCTATTAGACTCTTTTCGAAGAGATTTTTTTGTATAAGTTTTAAATGAATTTCCTAATAATCTTCGGAAATACATTTTCCAATTAAATATAGGAGGATCTACTTTAAATAACGCATCAATTATTGATTGAAATTCTCTTGGAATACTACCTCTATTTTTAGTAGTAGCTGTAGCTGCTTCTTTTAATTGATGCTCAGTTTGATTTTGCATTAGTTTTTTTCCTGCTTCATCAAGATTCTGATATTCTTTCCAAGACTTATGATCATCAGCTCCTCCGCTAATTCCATCAAGACCTTGTGCTGTGCCTCTATTCCCACTACCTGATCCTTTCTGTCCAGACTGAGAATTTTTTTGTGCATATTTTATTAGCTCTTCATAATAATATTTTGCACCTTTATCCTTTTCTAAGTTTTTTACTAAATCAGGATATTTGTCTTTTAGTTGATCCCACATATTATCAGGAACATCTTTTATATATTGATCACAAACTAAATCGCAAGCAATATTAAATAATTTATGATCACTAATTCGAAGTTCTGATTCAATAAACATGTGGTTAAAACATATATGAATTAGCTCATGTTTTAATAAACCTAATTGTTGATTATCTGTTAACTTATCCCAGTAATTAGGATTTATAACTAGTTTAGAATTTACTCCATTTCTAGAAACACAAGCTGTATCAACATATGTATCAGATATTTCTTTATTTAAATTAAGAAGAAAGAGCCCATAAAAGGGCTCTCTAATCATTAATTCTTTGCATGCTTTAATGAGTTGCATATCTTATAATTTTTTTAATCTTCATGTGGAAATTTATCGATTTTTTGACATCTAATACTAGATAACAAACAACCTAAAGCCTTAGCTTCATCATCATATCCACTATATATAACTATACCTTCTTTATTTCATACAGTTACAGTATTTGTTTTAGAATTTCAATCTGCATAAAGATGTTTAAAAGAATGTTCTTGTTCTTCATCTATATGATCATACTGTACTGTTTCTTTATAATGGCTCATTTTAAATATAATTTTTCTCTCTAAACTGTATATACAGTTTATCTGCTAGCTCTGCTGCTTGAGGGTGAGCTCCTGTTGCTCCGTATAATGGACTACGTAACTTAAAGAATCCTTTCCATTGTTCAATAGTTCCAGTCATAATTAGTTCTGTCTTAGTACATAATGGTAAGACTTCTCTAGCTTCCTGTGGAGTTCTTCCTGAGTTAATTAGTTGCTTATAACATAATTCAGCATTTTCACATACTGATAAAAACACATCATCATTATCTCCAACAACGTGTTTTAGAATAGTATGTGGTAAAGATTCTGGAGTAGTATCTTCTACATAATCACCATCCCAATAAACATACTTAGCTTCTTTTAGAGATGACCAATATGGAATAATGAATGTTATTTCATTATTAAATTTATCTTTATTAAAGTTGCAATATCTTGTACTCATTTCCATAAAGCTCATACATCTATGACGACAAAATTCCCTACTTATAGAAATAGGAAGTATAAACTTTACAGTAATTCTCTTTTCATGATATTTTGTAGGTTCACAAAGATATTGAAGATCATCAAGCCAATTATTTTCGTACAGAACTCTATAATTTGTAGTAATTAGGTATTTTTTATATAAAGGGTTTTGAGGGGTGATTAAATCAGACCCGCCCTTAGTATAATTAACAATATTAACTTTAGAATATGGATTATTATCATATCTAAAATATACCTTATAGTCTTCCGTCTCTAAATAAATAGTTCCGTGTTCTAAACAAGCTCCATGATTCTTATTTTTAATCATACTTACAAACTTTTCCGCAGAATCTTCTGTAATATAATTTTCACTTTTATATGCAGTTCTTCCTGCCTTTTCAATTTGTTTATAGATTCCTTGAATTCCTAGACCTTGTTCAAGTATTTCTATAGATGGTTTAATTAGTCTCATATTCTTTAAGCTTATTTTCGAGATCTACTTTAGAAATACTTCCTACATGTTTCCAAAGTTCTTTTCCTTGATCATCTTCTAATATCAGTACAGGGATACTACGAATCTTATACTTTACTAATGTAGTATCTTCTGCTTCATCAACATCTATATCTCATATATCATATGTTGATTTTAATTCTTCTACAATAGGTGCTACTGCTTTACAAGGTCCACACCATGACGAATGGAAAAATATTATTTTCATTTATATGTTATGTTCTTTAATAAGGAGTACGGATCTATCTTCTTTATATTGATATGATATCATATTTTCTGGAGTATCTATTTCTAACTTTGCATTTTGTGATTGATTTGCACAAAAGTCTGCTTTAAGCTCTTCTACTTCTTCTTGAGATTTAACTAATATAGTATTAGAAATATCACATCCATAAGCACAATCATCTCAATAATATATTAATTCATAAATTTTCATTGTTTTAGAATAAAGTTAATTGTTTATTTTTAAAGAAACTAACAATTTTATTAGCAGCTGATATATAAAATCTATAGTTAATATTACTTGGAATTGGTTGATCTTTTTCAATAGTATTCATGATAGTAACTCCAGAATCAGTTAATAGTTTAATATAATTTGATCGGCGATTATTAGAATCTACTTTACATTTATATAACCATGGTCCATCATTAGAAATATAATATCTATTAATTCTTTGAATTAGTTTACCATCATATTCAACTGAATAATCTCTACTTACTTTCTGATATGTAATAAACTTATTAATATCCTTACAATTTCTAATTGTTTCTTCAACAGGAACTTTATCTACTAAACATTTATTAACAGATTCGGGAATGATCATAGCATCCATTCCTTTTCCAAGTTTAACTTCATCTATAAACATTCCCTTCTTTTTCAGTAACTTAGGATCTTTTGTTTCAGAATAACCTTCTTTTACTGCAAGATAATCATTAATTGCATATTGATACATAGCTTCAAAACGATCTTCCTCTAAGGTTAACCTTGTTAACTTTTCCCACTCTCTACAAATGTTTTGAAACTCAATTTCTTTATCTCTTGGTCTTAATACAAATAAACCATCTGTATTTGCCTGAACTATAGTACATCCAATACTGATAAACTTCTCAGCTAACATTAATAATAATAACTGTCCATTAATACGAATCTGCATAACAGTAAATGGAGAATAACAAAAGTTGTGTTCATTTTGTAGATTTCCAGATAATCCATTTAATGCAAGTTTTAATGTTTCATTTTTAATTTTATTACCATTATGTTTTGCTTCAATACGTTCATCTTTAATTTGAGAGTAAACTTCAAGGAACTCTTTACCTAAATGTTGAGGATAAAACTTATGTTCTATAATCATACTAGGATATAGAGAAGCTACATCTACATCACTGAGTATCTGATTTTCATTAGGTATTATTTCCTCAGGTTTATTAACAGAATGTATCATTTTTGTTATCGTAAAGGCTTTTTATCCTTTACTTCTTATGTTATTGTAGTTCACATAAGTTCGGCGTACCTTTTCAGTATTACTACTGTCGAGAACTCTTGGGAGAATTATATTTATTCATCTCCTACGCTCTACACTACCTTACAGCCTTTCGCAATCTATAAGGTTAGCACGGGGTTATAGTATTTTCTTTTTAGATAGTATTCGCAATTTATATTATTAGCAAAATATTCTTCTATGAATCTTTTTCCGCCATATAATGTTAAGCTATAGTACTTACAAGTCTTTCCTCATATTTCTTTTAAATTATATTTAGTAAAATACTTATACGTCTTAAAATTATATAGTACCTGTTTAGCAAAGTATTTAGAATTTAAACATATCTGAATATGACCTTTACCAATATAACCATCTCCATCAATTAAACCTCTTACAAGATGTTTAAATAAATTATGTTGGACTATATACTTTGGCAATAAAAAGTAATTATCATAAGTTTTTCTAGGCTTAATATTATATTTACTTAAAGTATTAAACATATGTTTAGAGCTTCATCGTAAATGTACCTGTTTCTTTCTAGATTTTACTCCACTTTGATTATCATAATATTCTAAAGGCTTATTTGGAGAAATATCTTTTTGAAATAACTTTATAACATCTTCATCATCAATAGATACATTAATCATAAACCTATAACTTTCTGAATACTTTTTATTATTTTTAAATTTTTCTTCTAGTTGTAAACATCCATCAGCAATAAAATATCCTAATAAATAAAACTTTGATTCTGAATCTAAATTATCAAAAAAGTTATCATTTATTAAATATTTAAAACGACGTTTGATATTTAAATTATATTGTTTACAAAGTTCTCCTAACCTTCTTTCAGGAATATCGATTATTTTACTAATTTCCTTTAAATTTAATCCACTTGTATTCAGTTCTACGATTTGCTGTGAATTAAAGTTTTTTAAATATTTTTGATTTCGCATAATATATTGTTTTAATTATTAAAACACAAATATACGAAAAATTATCTAAATATACAACTCCTTCCCCGTTTTTTCTCGATTATGTGGCATACATTTTACCACCAACTCCAACACAATACTCTAGACCGTCTAATATAAAATGTTTTTCATATCCTTTTCTTCCTGGAGATACTGTTTGTTTTTTCATTTCTTCTAATACAGACTGAAGAATAGGAGTGTCAAATTTAACAATTGGAAGAATAACTTTACTCAAATCAATCATATCACAAGGAGAACGTAAGTCTTTAATCTGTTTCCAGGTCTGACCAGTTTTCTCAAGATATTTCTGAGTAATAATTTTCATACCAATGTTTACACCATCTTTATTAAGTACCTTAACTCTATATTCATCCTCAATAGCAATTCTTAAATCAATATCTTTTTTGCATCGATTTAATAACTCTTCAGTAGAATCAACATCATTAACATTATAACTAATCATGTTTGGAATTTCAGATGCAGGAAGCCAAGATTGGAAATCTCCTTCATACTCTTGTACACAACGAAATTTCATTGTTACTTGCATTTCCTTCAACCCAACTCTCAATTTCTGAGAATATAACATTGTAAGCAAATCCAAGGTTTCAAAATAAATTTTATATTTCCATTTACTCCAAGAAGTAAAGTTACCATCTGTAGATCTAATAATTTCATTACTAAGATTATATAAAGACTTGCAAACACTAAGATAATCAAGTGTTGACAATTTCTTATGATAATCAATAATATAATTAATTATAGGATTATCATAATGTAAATTATTATATCCACAAAATATTTTATCTGTAAAAAATTGTAGATCTGTAGTATAGTTTTTTGCTCAAATGCCATCTTGAGGTTCTTCTTGAATAGTTCAAAAGAAATCAACTAGTTTTAGAAGATCATTTCGTCTTTCAGAAATTTCAAAATATAAATATTCTCCTGTTTCAGAATTTTTTACTGTACAGTGAAATACATTTGGAAATATCTCAATATCATAAACATATACAGTTTTACCTCGGATTAACATTCTATTATTTCATATAATTTATTAAAATTTTCTTCCATTAACCAGAATTTATATCCATTTCAGTTAATATAATAACCTTTGACTCATTTATTTTCAGGATGTTGTAACTGAATTTTTTTAATTCTATCATAAAATTCATATTTAGTCATAGGTTCTACCTCTACATCAAAATTCTTAACTCGAGCTTTCATTAAAATATTCCTTAAGATTTACTTCCTTACATATCCATTCTCCATTTTTATATAAATAATGATACTCAATCATTATTGGATCTAAATTATAGTAATCTTCTTCAGTTGGAGATATAATTGCACTAGATCCATCAGCATAAAAACTTGTTGTATCTAAATCTGTTCCTAAGCAAGATATATCTCCATTAGCAATTAATTCAATAATGTCATCTATATCATTCCAATTATCATGTAAAGTTTTCCCAACACCTTCTGGATATCCGTCAAAATGACAATAAATTGAACTAACACTACCATATGGATTTATCATTCCTATTCTAGATCTAGTGGACATAAGATTGTAGTATTAGTGCTAAATACAATAAATTTTCCTGTAGAACTATATTATTGAGTGAACACAATTTATTGTATATCTGGATATAAATATTATATATTCTTAACATTTCTTTAACTTTTTTAATCAATCCTCTTCTACAAAATATGAAGAAGGACCATACTGATCAATTCAACCTTCATCATTAACGAGATGCGCATGACAATCAAAATCATCATAACTCATTAATTCTTGTACTTCAGGTCACTCAATAAGTACATATTTCATATTATATTTCGTCTAATTCTTGTTTCAATAGATCAGGATAATACTTTCGATAAAACATACGTATTGTATCTTCTCCTACTTGTAAATCCCTATTTTTGTCTCGTTTAATAGCTTCTTTATATGGGATAACTATTTCCTTATATTCAATATTTGCATCGAAATTTGAGGCAATTTCTTCCCATTTAGCCCTAGTTTTAGGGTTAAGATTAGTAGCATCAATTATAACGTTATAACCTTGCTCTAAAGCAGAGGTAATAGTTGTTTCTTCAAGAGTATTAATTAACTTTTCCCGAGACGGAATCCAATAATCACCACACATAAGTCGAAGATCGTCCCTATTCACCCGAATCCAAGTAGACTTTCCCTTCACGAACTCTTTAGACCACGAGGTTTTGCCACTAGCTGGAGGTCCAACCATTACAATTATTGTTAATTTATTTTTTGTCATAAAATTGCTTTATATACATAGGATGGACTTCTGTTAGAAAAGTACTTAAATCTTTTTGGTACTTATTTTTCATAAGTTCTTCAAAATTAGATTCTTTAGAAAATACATCTGGACGATTTACTTTAAACTCTCTAAGAATTTGTAATGCCCAATTAACTTCTATATACTTTTCTAAAGGAGTAATACTAGGATCTTTAATAATATAATTTCTAAACTTAACTAAATCAGGTTTTACATAAACATTAAGATATTCTTTTATCTTTCCTTTTTTACTAAGTGTAGAACATACATATGGTAAAAGATCCCCACAATTAGTTCTTTGAAACCAATCTTCAAAAGAAAAATATAAACAATGTTTTTCTTTATCATATTTGGTTTTAATGTTTCCAATGATAACTAAAAGATCAGTTTCAAAAAGAGAACAAGGAATTTTATAAATATACTTAATATCCTTGTTCTCTTTTAATTCCTTAATCTCTTCTTTATTCATTAGGTTTTATAACTCTAGGATGTGCTTCAATAGATGAAAGTTCACAAGGAGCACTTTCTAATAAATCATTATAAAATTCCTTATATGTATTATATATTTCTAATTTAACTTTTTGAAGTTCTTCAAAATCTAAATCAGATACTTCAAGAGCAATACTAGTACATGGATACGCTCCAAATACAGTATCTTCAAAAGTACGATATATAATTATCCTAAATTTTAAGTTATCTGATTCAAAAAGATCTTCTGTAATATTGCTACATGGATAAGAATGATAAGATCTATCATCTTTTTCAGTCCATTGAATTCTATATTGATAAGCGTTATCAGAAGTATGATAATACATATATTTATTACCTATAGCTTTTGGAGTTAGATCGAATATACAATGTCGAAAAAGTTGATCAATTTTTTCTTGAGATAGGTTAAACGGTTGTTTCATTTTCTTTTTGTTTAGTTTGTTCTTTAATTACTTTATCAAAATACTTAAACATTTCTTCCTGAGGAAATAATGTTTGAAGTTGATCAAGTGTAAGTGCTGTATCTTTATTAACTAATTCTGAATATTTATCTGATACAAATTCAAATAATTCCTCAATAGTAGCAAATTCATTTACAGAATCATTTAAAATAAAATTCCATATTTTTTCAGAAACATTCTCTCCAAAATACAACGTTAAAGCTATATCAAGAGCATGTTCTAAATAATACCACACCTCACTACTTCTAATATCAAAACCTAGTCTTTCAAAGTTCTCTGCTTCATTTAGAGCAGTACGATAACTTGAAATTAGATCTTTAAGTTGTTTTAATGTAAGTTTCATTATAAATCGGTTTTATCTCGTAGACTTTTGAATACAGGGAGATTTGGGACTGCGTTTTCTGTTGCAGTATATCCAAAATACTTTACAGTACCCATTTGTCCTATTAATTTGTCTATATTTTCTCGATATCACTTCTTTAAAGCTCTATCTCCCATAGGCTTAGCTTCAAATGGATATCCTTCTTTTGTTTTCATATTAAAAACAAAATCCTCTTCTCGAAGGCCATCAGTCATTCCAGTTATTTCAAATTCATCATCCTGGAACATTTTTACTTTTAGCATTCGTTTATCTCGAGCCCCACATTTATATTTTTCATTTGGATCTCTAATAACTAAACCTTCATAACCTTCAGATACATATTGATTATGAAGTTGAATAATTGCATCTTTTCCAGATACATTTTCGTGATTAACTACTACAACTTTATTAGGAATAATAGAACTTAAACTCATACATTTATCTAACTCAGTTAGAATTTTTAGTCTTTCCTGAAAAGTTTTAGTTTCATCAACTATATCATAAACATAATATTGAAGTTCTTTGTGTTTTTCACAAAGATCTTGTAATCTAACAATTCCACTAATATAAGATAGAGGCTTTCCATGAATATATAATTCTCCATCTAATATTACATTTGGATTATTACTAAAAAATTGATTTAAGAATGTATTCTTACGAATATAAGTTGTAGGAGTATCATAATCTTTACCTCCTCTAGAAGAAGTATAAACTTCCTTATCCTTATAATACATTAGACACCTTACTCCATCTAGCTTAGTTGAGGCATATCATTTATTGTCTAATATATTTTGTTTAGATTTTGGGAGACTATCAACACTAAGAGCCAACATAGGCTTTAAGTTTCCTTTTGCGTCGGTATTCTGTTTAGGAACTTTTAAATCTACTTCTGATTCATCTGTTATATCTTTTATTTTAAGTTCCTCTTGAGATTTATACCCTTTATCTAAATAGCTATTGCATAAGCTATTATATTGTAATTCAGCTTGTTCTTTGACAGTTCTTTTAACTTTACCTTGTTCAATAGTAACTAAAGGTCGTTTAACCATTTTTCCATTCAATACGCCAGTTTCTCCAGTTATTGAATAGAATTTTTCATTCGATTGAATATCAGTATGTTCATTTAAATTTAGTTGAACTACTCGAATCTTATTATTATTGTCTCTTTTAAAGAAGTAATTTGTCATATTATCTTTGATATAAATATATATCATTAGTAGTTCGAGATAAAGCTACATATTGTAATTGCCGTAATTCCTCAGGATCTGTACATTGCAAAATATTTTCCATATCCACTAATACTGCTAAATATGAAGAAGATTGTGATTTATGTACAGATATACAATATCCATAATCTAAAGATTTTCTCTTTATAACTCTTCCTTCATGTACTAAATCAAAAGGAGTAAGAAACGCTTCTCGAAATTGATAATAAGCTCTCCAATCTTTGCCATTTTTACTTTTTACAGCTTTAACTCTCATATTATCAATTCGAGCTGCTAAATTAGCAATATCATAACTACTATTATATCTTGAAATTATAGTAATCTCAATATCACACTCTTTAGAAGGATCATATAAAGTTAATTTATATGCTTTTAATCCTTGAAATGTAGTATCTTCAACTTCTCTAACTAAATAATCAGATGAGTTTTCAATAGTACCTTGATTTTTATACATACAAGAATCATACCCAGTTAAGACCTCTCCAAAATGATACTCCTCATCATCATTAAAAACTAAATGTCTAATAATTTGATTTAAAGCTTCAATCCTTTTATTAGTATATGTGACTAATTTTATAATATGTTGATCTTCAAGATTCATTCCAACCTTAAATAGATAGCAATGCTCTTCTAACATTTCTCGAATATTATTGTATACTTTTAAAGATCCAGAATCACTATCTGGAGTAGATTCAAATCTACTAATTGGATTAGAACGTAACGTTTCTAATATTTTTCCAATTGGAGAATCTGAAGATTGACGGTATACTTTATCTAAAGTATATTTAGTAGAGTTTCTAAATGTTTTAGATACTTGTTTTTGACTTACAGGGCTTAACTGTTTTTCATCTCCAAGCCATATAATTTTACATTGATGATCAGTAGCTTGATCAATAATTAATTTATATAAATTATCATTAACCATACTACATTCATCAATAATCCAAACTGCTTTATATTGTAAATATATAGCATTTTTTTGTATAAAGTTTAACTCTTTAAGATCTAATTCAAGTATATCAACTTGTGGAGATAAACTTAATAGTCTATGAACAGTAATAGCTTCTGAATCAACTACAGAAGCTATTACGTTCTTTGACTTATTTGTAGGAGTAATTACTAAAAATGGAATATTATTATCCTTCAATATCTTCACAATTAAAGCACATATTTGAGTTTTTCCAGTACCTGCTCTACCTGATATGCACAAATGTTTAGTATCAGAATTAATCTTAATATCACTTTTAATATAGTTTAGAGCTGATTCAAGTACTTCTTTTTGCTTAGAATCTAGTTGAAATGAAAGTAATTCAGATTCTAATTTTGGTAAGTCATAATTTAAAATCATTTTAGTTTACTCCAGAATGTCCTGTTCCTCCACCTCTATCAGATTGATCAGAGAATTCTTTAACAGAACGTTTTACAATCCAATTAATAAATTCAACACGCTTAAGTACTAGCTGTCCAATGCGTTCTCCATCTGTTATTACAACAGGTTCAAAACCATTATTAACGACAAGTAAACCTACTTCGTCTCGATATCTTGCATCAATTGTACCTGGAGAATTAATTAAAGTAAGACCAACCTTAAAACTTAAACCAGATCTTGGGCGTACTTGTATTTCATATCCTTTTGGAATACAAACAAATAAACCTGTAGGTATAATTGCTCGAGATCTAGGTTCAAGAATAAAAGATTTTAATGGATTAACTTCGTTTTCAAATAGAAATTGGCAATCTCCTTTTGTTTTTAGTGGTTCATCTGAAGTTATTCTACTAAAGTCGACTCTAACATCACAACCAGCATCTCATTCTTCAGTATACTCTGGAAGAGTATTTTTAGAAATGTTAACTACTTCAACATCGGTCATTGCATTACGAAATTCTTCACTATACTTTTTCATATTTTACTGAATAACGCTTACGAGGTTTACCCATTCTAGCACGAGTAATAGGATTTGCCATATTTTCTTTATGAGTTACTACTCTAAGATTAGACAAACGATTATCACTTCGATCTCCATTAATGTGGTCAATCTCAAAGCCTTTAGAAATCGGACCATAAAAACTTTCCCAAACTACACGAGCTCCATTAATACTCTTAGTTTTCTTATTTACTCTAACAGTATATCGAGTATAACCATTACTTAAGCATCCAACTAACTGACAATTTCTCTTACCAATAAGTTTACCACTATCAGTTATACGATAACCTTCTAATCCGTGAGCGGAAACGATTCTTTCTGTCTTCATATCTTTTAAATTTTAATCTATTAATATTTTATTATTTACAATTATATACAACGGCTAAATCCACAACTCTTGCACATAGTACAACCACCTTCATATATTAAATGGTCACCACAATCTGGGCAAAGTTCATGAGATTCTGTTCCATTAACAATAAATGTTTTTATTGCTCTTTTTACTCCATTCTTCCAGGTATTTAAAGTATCAGACTCAAAGTGCATACCATCAATAATCTTAACTACTTTATCTAATTCAATTCCTCCTCTTAATAGAGCAGATATTAATTTAGCATAATTCCAGTATTCTTGATTAAAGATTCGAGATAATCCACCTAAACGATTTGTATATCCATACTTATCAACATATTGAAAATCATATCGTTTACCAAATTCATCTTTTACCTTAATAATTTTACCTTCAGTAATAGTTGAGGGAATTGGAAAATCCTCAATATTATTAATTCCTGTAAATACTTCATAAGGTCTATCATCAACTAAACCTACAAACGCAATCCAGTTTTCAGTTCCATTTTTAAATCTAATTAATTTAGCATCAATTGATTCTGGACGTTTCATTAATTCTTTATTTCCTGTAGGTTTCTTAGATAAAATAGCTCCTCTTTTACAACCTGCTCTATAAACTGTTACACCTTTTAAATGATGTTCCCATGCAAGTCTATAAATTCTTTCAACATCATCGATTGTAGCAGATTCAGGTAAATTTATTGTTGAAGAAATTGAAGCATCAATATACTTCTGTAAAGCAGCTTG